CCAAAACTTGCTTCTCCATCTTTAGGTAGAGTTGATATATTTCAAACAGTTCCTGCAAAAGCAACTGGAACAGGAGAGGATTACACAGTTAAACCTGATTTAGATTACGCTTTAAAAATAAGTGCTGGAGCAAAACTAGCTTCTACTAATGGAACACAATTTAGAACTGTAGAAGATGTAAATTTTAAATATTCTAGTTCTCTTGATCCGATGAAAGTAAGTGTGTATGAGAGTACAGGAAATATTCCAGTAACTTACTTATTAAAAAAATCAGCTAAAATAGAAAGTGGTGAAACTAAAACTGAGTTTTTTACTTTTACTTCAGCTGAAAAATACAGTAGAATAGCTTTAGCTGAACAAAATATTACAGAGATTATTTCTTGTACTGATGATGATGGTAATAATTGGTATGAAGTTGGTTATCTAGCACAAGACAGCGTTTTTTCTGATATGGAAAATGATGGATTAAATGATCCTGATTTAGGAACTTTTTCAGACTCAGCACCTTATTTATTAAGGCTACTAAAAACATCAAGAAGATTTACAACTTTTATAAGAACAGATGGTAGAACAGAACTAAGATTTGGAGCTGGCATATCAGATTCTCCTGATGAAGAGATTGTTCCAAATCCTGAAAATGTTGGTTCTTCTTTACCAGGTTCACCATCTAAATTAGGAGAAGCTCTTGATCCATCTAATTTTTTAAAAACAAGAAGTTATGGTCAAGCTCCATCAAACACTACTTTAGTTATAACTTATAGACATGGCGGTGGTGTAAATCATAATTCTAGAGCTAATTCTATAAGAGAAGTAATTTCAATGAATTCTACAGTACAAAATTCAACAGCCTTGAATGATGCATTGTTGTCTACTACAAGAGCTTCTATTAAAGTTACCAATCCATCTCCAACCACAGGTGGTAGTGGAGCAGAAAGTATTTTTGATATAAAACAAAATACATTAGCTTACTTTCAAGCACAATCAAGAGCAGTTACAAAAGAAGATTATATAACTAGGGTGTATTCAATGCCACCAAGATTTGGTAATATAGCAAAGGCTTATATAGTTCAAGATAGTCAAATAGATCCATCTGCTACAACAGATGAAGTCAGTAATGGTAATAGAATTTTCAACCCATTAGCTATGAATTTTTATTTATTAGGATATAATGCTAACAAGCACTTAGTTAATGTGAATCAAGCCGTAAAAGAAAATGTACAAACTTATCTAACTCAGTTTAGAATGATAACAGATGCTATAAATATTAAAAATGCATTTATAATTAATATCGGTGTTAAATTTAATATATTAACCAGAGTAGGTTACAATAAAGAAGAAGTCTTATTAAAATCAATAGAAAAGGTAAAAGAGTATTTTGATATTGATAAGTGGCAGATTGGACAACCGATAGTTTTAGCTGATTTAGCTTATCAAATCTCATTAGTAGATGGTGTATCAGCTATAGTTCCTCCTGATGATAACGATGAAGATTCTAGTGTACAAGACAAACCTGTTATACAAATAACAAATAAATTTAATTCTACTGCTGGCTATTCAGGTAATTTGTATGATATTAGAACTGCTACTAAAAATGGTATAGTTTACCCATCAGCTGATCCAAGTATATTTGAGTTAAAATATCCAGCTAGTGATATTGAGGGTAGGTGTGTGGGTAATTCTACTGGTACATCTGAAACAGGTCAGGGAGGTAACTACTAATGCATTACTTTATTTTTCCAGAAATTGATACTACGATATACTCACGAACAGGAAGTAAGAATACAGGTCTTGATCAAATATTAGAAATTAGAAAAGATCAAAAAGATGATGGTACAATAACTGGTGTTTCTCGCATTTTAATAAAATTTGATTTATCTTATATATCTTCATCTATAGTTAGAGGTACAATAACAAATCCAAAATTTTATTTAAATTTATATGATGCTAATCCATCTAATTTATCATACAGTCAATCTCTGTGGGCTTGGCCTGTAAGTCAAAGTTGGGTGGTTGGTGAAGGATTCGATCATGACAATCCTGTAACTCAACAAGGTGCTAGTTGGGACTTTAAAACAGGAGCTGAAGAAGAGGATTACTGGAGATTAGAAAACTCACAATCTTATAATCAAGGTGGTACCTGGCACAACGATGTGTACGCTTCACAATCTTTTGTATATGAAACTAGAGATATGAGAATGGATGTAACTCCCATTGTAAATAAGTGGTTGGATAAAACTTATGTAAATGAAGGATTTATATTAAAAAGAAGTGGTAGCTTAGAAAATCCAACACCAAGCGGTTCTGGTGATGAGGGAAATACTGATATGTTAGGAAACTTTTCATTTTTTTCAAGACAAACTAACACTATATATCCACCAAAATTAGAAGTTGAATGGTATGATACAAAATGGAATACTGGTTCTTTAGAAGCTTTATCATCAACAGATTTAGAAGATTTACAATTTTATATGAAATCATTAAGGCCTGAATATAAAGAATCATCAAAAGTAAAATTTAGAGTAGTTGGTAGAGAAAGATATCCTACAAAATCTTATTCAAACACATCGTCAGAGTATTTAACCGTAAAATATCTACCAAGCGGTAGTATTGATAATATAGGTGGTGATGGTGCTTACTATTCTGTTTTAGATGCGAATACAGATGATGTTATAGTTCCGTTTGGTTCTGGCTCTTTAATTAGTTGTGATTCAACAGGAAACTATTTTAATCTTTGGATGAATGGGTTTCAAGCTGAAAGATTTTATAAATTTGAATTTAAAGTAGTTAGTGGTAGTGGAACTGTAGATGAAACTGTAGAATACTTTGATGATGGATTTACATTTAAAGTGGTGAGATAAAATGCCTTATACTCCAGAGGAACTTAATGAATTAGCTTTTTACCAAAATTTAGTTAATGAAGAAGAACAAAAATATTTGGTAAAAAGAGAAAGAGCACAATTATCTATGAATTTATCTGGATCTGCATATGATGGTTCACTACTTACAAGAAATAGCTCAGGTGAAATAGAGTTATATGAAAACCCTTATACGGGAGAGTTATATGATGATGAAACAACAATACTTTATGTTTCTAGAACTGTAGATCAATTAAAAGATGATGATTCAATAAATAATATAATTAATAGAGATATACGAGAGCTTTAATGTCAAGCCAATTATCAATACAAGACAAAGATAGAATACTAAAAGGTATTACAAAAAAAGTAGGTGATAAACCATATGAAAATGGCTATTGGGGTACAGATGTAGTTCGTGATTTTCTTTGCGTAGAACTATATGATGATCTTGGTACATTAATCGAATATAGAAATGTATCTTTAGCAGACTCTTTAGTTGAAATAGATGAAAATTATGTTAAGTTAAAGCCAGGTTTACACATACAGGCTTTTGGATATAAAACAGGTAAATTTAAAATAAGATACAAATTTCTTAGAAATCTAGGTGGTAGTGATAATCCTGTTTTATTAAAAACAACACCAGGTGCAGAAGGTGAAATTTTTCAACCAAATGATGATGCATCAAATATATTTGTCAATAATGATGGAAAAATTTATGTAGGAACTGAAGAGATTTTTTTAAATAATCAAGCTGATGGTCAAAGACCACCACTATTACAATTAACAAATTATAAATATGACGTTGATAAAATCTCATCATCAAGAACAGAAATTAGATTAAAAGCTAAAGATATTAGATCAAGTTATGTGGGTGATATAGACCCATCTTTAACTTCTGATCCAAATCAGTTAGGTAAGCAATATATAGAAGATTTTTTAAAATTACAAGAGGGTGTTAAGGTAGAAACTATAGAAAACACACCAGCTGTTTTTTTAGGTGTAGAAGAAGTAGATATGACTAATGCTAGTGCTTTCAATCCACCAACAACAGTTATAGCATTTAATGAATCAAAAACAATACAAATAACTCCAAACACAGGCGGTTTTATTTTTACTCCAAATATGGTTGGTGGTAGTATAACAATAGAAGATTTTTTTAATGTTGGTAGTCTTACGAGAGAAAAAAGAACAAATCAGAATATTTTTACTAATCCAAATTTAGAAGAAATTGTAATGAGTGAAGAGTTTGGTACTCCAGCAACTGTTGATGCTGCGTGGGATACTAGTTTACATAATATGGCTGTAAACGTAGTAGGGTGGACATCTGGATTTAATACCTTTGGAACTTCAAGTCCTTGGAATGGAAGCCATACAGTTGGATATCACGCCCATTTCGTTCAAAATGAAGGAAATCAAGGTGGTACTTGTTTAAAATTTATAGATCAAAATAATATTTTTGATGTTTATTCTTGGTGGCCTGGACCAATTGAAGAAAGTTTAGGTAATCACAGACCTATGACTGTAAAACAAGAAATGTTAGATTTAAGTGCTTTAGGTGCTTCTAGTGGAGACATATTAAATATATCATTTGATATGAAAAGTACAGTTATTGGTAAAGGTGTTGAAGTTCAGTTAATATATCCGTTAGGTGTTGAAAATGAACCTGCTCCTAGCGGTCCACCTCTTGGATTTTTTGATCCTAGTAATCCAGCTCCAACTGAGCCTATTCCAACATCACCTCCTGATGGATACTTAGCTAGCACAAATGGTAATGCTACTACATTAGAATCATCACCGCCGCCTTCTCAACCAGCAATAATACAGGCATATGGTTTGACTAATTATGATGGTCAAGTAGGAGATACGAGCGCTGATTTACCAGGTTCTATTGTTCAGTCTAATGGTGAAGGTCTTTGGAAAATAACAAACATAGCACAATCTCAACCATTTCCCGTTTATACTTGGGGTGCTAATTTAGGATCAGATTATAATCAAGAAGGAGCTTTAGCTGGTGAAGATCAATGGAGATGGGATGGAACTGCTTGGGTGCCCAATTTAAGTGCTCTTACTCCCACACCACCACCAGGTGTTGTATCTTTAGAAGAATATCCAAATGCTGTAAACACTCATCCATATCAACAACCAGGTCAAGGTACTGCTATATTTGGTAGACCCACTGCTCCAGGAGAAAATGCTGGTTGGCAAGCTGCTACATGGTTGGGTTCTAATAGGGTTATGTTAATAAAAGACGATATGGTTTGGAGATGTAGAGTTAATTATTCAGGTAATTTAAATGATTATCAAGTAAACCCAATTACGGAGATATTTCCGGCTATAGCTGAATATGTTTTTCCTGATGATACAGAAGAAGCTGGTAAAACTCTTTATGAAGATATTTTTGCAAATGGATTTATTCAATCCGTAGGTAGAACAAGACAAACTGATAATACAACTCATGATAATGTTTTTATCTTTTGGTATTGTGATGGAAGTGGAAATACAAGACAAAATAAAATGTTTATGGTGAAAGCTGGTGAGAGTAATTTAAGCGATGGTATATACGATAGTAATGAAGGAGTTAGGTATTGGGAAGATTTAGAT